TTCCTCTTGGGGAATTTGTATGCTGCGCCTTCCATCAGAGCACCAGTACCACCTGTCAGGCCAGTATTGAGTGCCATGTATCCGGCAGCCTTCTTCGCATTGTATCTGCCGTTCTCATCCTTAGACATCTTGAGAGCATCAGCGGCATTCATGGGAGCCTCGACTGCCATTTCTGCCGCACGGTTCTTTACGAATTTCTTTGCTGCGGTCTGTGTTCCCTTCTTGGCAGCGACTTTGGCACCAGCCTTCACGCCTCCTGATACAAGGGACTTGGCAGCACTATTGGTTCTGCCGATAGCGAAGCCAGCCATCTGTCCGACACCATAACCAATGTTGCCAGCAACGGACTCTCTTGACTGCTTCAATGCCTTCTTTGCGGCTTTGTTGTACTTCTCAGGTCCGGACTCAACATCAGCCGGAGCCATACCTTGCATGAATCCATGTGATGCCCTCGCTATGCTGTTACGGTTGGCAGCATATGCAGTTCTGGAACCCATCTTGTAGGCTGTCTTATCGTCCAGTTTCAGATTCTTGTTCCTTGAAGCATACTGGTACTTGAGGAAGTCGTTCATGGTTGGGTCTTTTGATTTGACTCCTCCGCCCGTTCTCGTCTTGACAGTGGAACCGAGCGCATTGATGTTCTTGCCTTTCTCGTAAGCTTTCCTCAGGTCTCCTGTTGCTGTGCCTTTGTATCTTTTAGAATTGATCTTGCTCCAGTTGATGGAACCGCCAGCCGTTTTTGGCTGTCCGCCTAAGGCTTTGGCTTTCGTTTTAATCGTCTTGGCGACATAGGCAGACCATCCGCCCGTTTTCTTCGTTTGCGCCGCCTGAGGGCGATTCTGTGGGCTTGTGGTGGCTTTGGTTACCGCACCCCATCCCCTTCTCTGGCCTCCGGTGCTTCTGTTGGCAGAAGAAGACCCTCCGGTGTTTCCAGAGGGTCTGTTTGCGGTTCTTGTAGGAGTGGCCTTGCTTCTTACCTTGTCATATGAAGTCGCTGCTGCATGGTTCTTCTGCTGGACTTTGTCAGACTTGACCTTCTGCGTATACGCCTGTCTCGCTGATTGTTGTGATTCTTTTTTCTTTTTCTTAACCCAGCCTTTGAACCTTTGAATAAGACCCTTGTTCTTTTTATCAGCCATACTCGGCCTCCTTTATTTGGCGTTCTTTTCTGCTACTTTGTACTCAGGCGACTTAAGATATCCAATCCTTGCATTGATGATCTGTTTAGCAATCGGATCTTTCGTCTTCTTGAGCATCTTCTGAAGCTTCTTCGTATCGAAGTACTTGGAATATTTAGCAGTGTACTTCTCAATGTTCTGAGTACGCTTGAGAGTCTTGTGCGTATCCGCCGCCTGTTGCTTCTGCATCTTGAGCTGTGCGTTCTGAACCTTCTTCTCCTGTTTGAACTGCTGCTTCTGAATCTTCCGGTTCCTTGCGTTGTTGACTTCTTCTCTTGCAGCCTGTCTCGCCTCTGCCTGTCGGTTCTCCAGGTACGCCTGTTTCTTGGCATCGATGTCCTGCTGATAGGCCAGCTTGTTCTGCTGTGCCGTCCTGTTGATGTCGTTGATCGAGGAGGCAAGCTGTGAGTTGATCTGTCCTCTCGTGTTGCCGTACTGATTCATGAGTCGCATGTTGGATGTTTCCGTTGCTCCTCCTCTGATACCGGCGTTTGCCAGATTGTTGTTCAGAGCGATCTGGTCTTGCATCCTTGTCACATACGCCTGTCTGAGTTGTCCCTGTGCCGCCTTGTTAGCATCTGCAATCTGCTGTGCTGTGCTCTGGTCTACTGACCTTGCGTAATTTCTTGCCATGTTGTCGTACGCAGATGTGTTGGCCCCGTTCATGTACTTGTTGTAATAGTACGAATAGTTCTTTGGCGCAGCAGTCTTTGCTGATGAATCAGCCTTTGCCGGAGTTGCCTTTGCGAGAGTAGCCTTCGCTATGATCGTGGTTGGTCTTGTCGCTTGTGCTGCCGCCTTTGCCGCATTTGCCAAGCTCTTGGGCACCTGTACTTTTTCTTTTTCGATTTTGTTCGCCATAATATCCTCCTACGGCAATCTGTTCCTGAATTCGTCTATGCGCTTCCACTGCGCCTTGTCGCTCTCCTCGACCTTGACCATTCTCTCGATAAGGGAGTTGTGCTTGTCTTGTTTCTCTTCAAGGCGGGCTATATCCTTCTTGATCTCGCTGACTGTCATATCATGCTTGATGTCATTTATTCTCTGCTGTTTGAACGAGACGATGAGCTGAACAACAATGAGCGAGACCGCTGGTATGATGTATTGCAGATACTCCATTTTCGGCCTCCTTACTTTACGTCACAGTGAACAGAACTGCCCATGTTAGGTGTCCCGTAATAGCAGTAGTTAGCACCTTTTAGTTTGTACCAGTATGACTTAACCGAAGCCCTTTTCGTTGACGTGTTTGTGAGATTGCCGTAGATGTCAACCGCTTTGCCTTGTGTGTGCTTGCTGTTTGATACCGATCCGGTCTGCAATTTGTTCCACTGAGGGCATCTGAGCGGAGATGATATCCTGACAGGGCCGCCGAAATGCTCACGAACCTGTTCCAGATTTTTCAGCAGTTGCGGAGACAGCCTTGTGTGCCATCCTGTGCAGTATCTTCCTCCGCAGTGGCAGCGGAATTCCTCTACGCTAAAGTGTGGGGAGCACTTCTTTGTCTGGTACAAATTATAAAGGAGCGTGTCGGTGTTCTTTCCATACTTGCCGTCATGCTCCTTATGGTTCTTGAAGTATTTCTTCTGTAGCCTCAGGATGTTCTCTTCGTTATACTCCCCAAGTCCTAACTCATGGAAGTATTTACGCCTCGTCTTCTTGCTCAATAATGTCGCCATTATGCCCATCCTCCTTTAATTGAATCGTCAGCTCGTGTCCGGCCCTGCCGGCATTGGTCATCGGAGCATCCTTCCACCATACCCAGATAACCTGGAACGCCACCGCACAGGCTGATACAAAGTTGTATCCTGTGTTTACCATGTCTGTGATTTGGTCTTCTGTGATTGGAATCGGATTGATTCCGAAAGCCGTCAGGCCAAAGTTAATGATAAGCAGAAAAGCAATAACTAATCGAATAATTGACTTTTTAGTATACATATCCACCTCCTAAATCTACCACATCTGCATTGGCTTTTTATATCCATCCCACAAGCGTCTGCTCATAGGCATATCCAGCGTCTCGTCCACCCAGTACCATTTACGCACGGCTTTACTGATTTAAAAGTCTATTTAAAGTGTTGTAATTTCAGGGAAGTCTGCAAGCACTCTCATATACAATGCTTTTGCCCCGCTTGCAGTTGGATGTGACTGACTTGAATCGAGCATACCGCTAAACCACGAAGAGCCTGCTGAACTTGCCCCCACAGCCGCCGCAAAGTCTATATATCTGCAACCGCTGTTTCTAACGATTTCGTTTTTATAATAATTATTCATTGTTGGAGTGTTCGGTATCGTTGCAAGAATAGGAACTATTCCGTTTTCCTTACATATTGCCAGAACTTCTTCAAGGCACAACACCCAATCAATATCCACCACTGTTGATTCATCAGGATCATTCATTCCCATACACCACACAACGTAAGTCGGGGTTGTTGTTTCTACGAGATTTTTCAGCGAAGCAAGCGCACCCGCACTTTTTTCTCCTGAGTGTGCATTTATTATGCACGAATCTTCAAAACCATCTTGAATGAGATAATATGTCCACCTATTATCATAAAGTGCCATATAACTATCACCAAACAGCCAAATCGGTTTGTTGATATTCCTTGATGTCCAAGAGAAAGAGCAGTCAGTTAAAATTGACCCATTTGAGGATACATAAGGCGCACCCTCATCACCGATAAAACGCTTCTGTGTCATATGGGAGAATATGTCATACATCTGCCCATTAGAATAAAGCCTTGCTCCCGTCAAAAACGCAGTGTTTGCTGTTTCAATAATTACTTGGATGTTATTCTCAATAGTCAATCCGTGGGCGTATGCATAGTCAACACCATTATCACAATGGAATATTACATTTGTGCCATTGATTTCAAACGAGCCATAAGTGTTATTATTGGGATAAATTCTGCCTATGTTAAATGTGTCAAATGTTGTTATGCTTGCAGAAAATGCGTATATTTGACGATTCTTTACGTTTGTTACTGGCAGTCTTACAATATCGCCACTTGACATTGAACCTTGCCATCTGAAGCTACCAAGAAGTTTATCTGCCACAATAACATCGTCTTTGATTTTTGGTTTTGATGCAAAATAAGGCTCAAAATAAGATGGGGTTGTAGTCTCAGAGACTTCAACCATCGCTGTTGGATTTGAATAAACTGTGTTTGTCAATGTGATTTTTACAAACGATACACCGCTCGGAACTTCAAACGAATATTTATTATACGCCCCTCCACTTACTACGCTTTTCGATGAATCAAAACAGCAAATAGATGACATCAGCTGTGCTGTCTGTACGTTTGTTCCACTTAAAAATGAAGTTAATACAGTATCACCCTCTGTTACTGGTATATAGTCTGTGACTGCTCGGTTTGCTAAATCCTCATACGTTCCGTTTGGATTTAGATATTTGTCTATTTCAATTTTTGTTACATCAAAAAGATTTTTGCTTTTTACTGTATCCGCAATATCACTAATATCGCTCTTTAAGTCAGCAACGGCATCCTCAACGGCATCAAGCTCCGCCTGTGACACCTCTCCCGTGTCGCCTTTAGGGCCTTGCGGACCCTGTTCGCCTTGTGGGCCCTGAGGGCCGGTTTCTCCTTTCGGTCCTTGAATGCCCTGAATGCCCTGAATACCCTGCGGGCCACGCTCTCCTGTATCTCCCTTGTCGCCTTTGTCTCCCGTCTCTCCCTTGAGTCCTCTCTGACCTAAGGATGAACCGATGACAGTTCCGCCAAGAGATATCACGCCTTTATGGTTCTCACTCATTAGCTCCGACCTCCTTCAGAATTGTAAACTTGGGCTTATTCGTTCCGCTGTCTCCGATATATGTACAGGTGTATCCATCTTTTGTAATGACGGATACGTCGTAGAAGTAGTCGCCGAACTTCATGTCCTTGGTGTCTTCGGGCTGGATCTCGATCGTGTAATCAGTATCGGTTGTTGCCCCGTCTTCGGTCTTTTTTGTCACGAACGTCTTGTCTGGCGTTCCGTATTTCTTTCCGATCTGGAGTTGCACAGTATCGCCTGGGCTTAACTCATAGATCGTTTCATCTTCGTTGTATGCCGTGAAGATCAGTGCAGCATAGTCTCCCCTCGTCAGTGAGATGTTCTGTTTAGCAGAATCAATAAAAATCATTGCGCCTCCTTTCTTAACTGGGCTTTCCTGTGCATATGATAAAGTTAACCACTGCTGATGGTTGCATATTGTTATGTGCAGACCCATTTGCTGCTGTTGTGTCTCCGCTGTTGCCGCTATGGTTGCTTACGCCACCATCTAAAGGATTGCTGTTAGTATATGTCGTTCCAGTTGGTCTACCATATTGGACGTTTTGTGTTGAAAGTGTACCCGTGTTGCTCGGGCTACATAGATTTAACTTGAATGTGTCGCCATGCCCGTGGTTGATGGTATGATGGTGCGCCTTCATTGCAGTTTGCGCAGGGGTCAGAGTATGAGTCTCGGCACCCACCTTGCCTCCAAGCGTTCTCTCTGTAAGTCCGCTTCCTGTGCCTGCTCCGATGGGAGCACGACCTCTGAGATCTGGAAGGTTGAAAGTTGTTGACCCGTCTCCGGTTCCCCATGTAGTGCCGATTACAGAAAACAGGGTAGCATAATCTGTTCTTGACACAGCGGAACCATCGCAAATCAGCCATCCTGTCGGGGCTGTTGCTCCGGCAAACATCTGGATCATGCCTGCCATGCCTTGTGCCATAATGTAGCCGGTTTCATCCACACTAAACAGCAGAATATTACTGCCAACAGACGGATAGGAATAAATCGTTGTTGTGCCATCTGATACAACGAATTTAACGTCATATGCGTCATCCGTTGGCAAGGTTATATCGACACTGCTGTTGCCAGCTCCGTTAAGGGTCAGGGTGTCTGTTTCTGTAGAAGGATATGACGAATCACTTGTCTTCTTGATATACAGGTTAGCCGTTGCCGTTGCGGTGGCATATGTGTAATTAATTGTTGCTACATTCGCTGTTCTCTGTGTGCCTGTTACTCGGAACGATAATGTGGCTGTACCGCTTATATCTCTTGTCCATGTGCCGCCCTGTGCAGAATCAAGTTTGAAGAAATCTTCGTCAGATGTGATTGTTACGCCATTCTTTGTTGCAGGCATCTTAGAGTACGCAAGTCCGAAATTGGTGAATTCCGTACCATTAATCGAACACGTTCGACTGAAATTCGTTGGTAATGTAACTTGCTCGCAATAGTCCATATCGAAGAGCATTGCGTTTATGCTTTTAGCCGTATTTAGCGGAAAAGAGGCAAGGTTAATTGATGCCAATTTTGTTCCTCTAAACATTGAAGTAAAGTCCTTGCCATTCGAAACGTCAAGAACGTCTAAGCCGATTATTTCCGTTATATTGTTATCTTCAAGGGGAGAACCAAACATCTCGGAAAACATGACGACATCAGATGCGTTCAAACCACTCACATCTACGGATGTAAGATTTGGGAACGCCCATCTAGATAGAAATTGGTTTTCTGGGTCGCCCGTATTGAACAAATTCGAGAATGAGTCCAACGGGATATACCCGTCCCATATATCTTTATATTGAATCGTTATCCGCCCAGAAAACACGATTTTTGTGACAGAATTTCTCTCGTTCTCTGTCAACCCGAAAATCGACGTGATCCTTCCCCGAGTGATGAATTCATCGTCTCTCGCAATTCCACTGCTTCCAGACGTTGGCGATATGGTTAGAGTGCCGTTCGACAGCACCCATTTAGTTGTATAATTTGTTCCTGTTGCTGACATATCTCACCTCACACTAAATATAATCCGAACGAACCTGATGGTGTGACTCTCCACTCATACTTGTTGCCCACACTCAGTCTGGACGAAAAGTGCATTACGGGGAATCTTGCCGAGTCTATTCCAACGTATCCGATTTGTGTAATCCCGTCATAGAAGTCGATGCTGTCACCATCCAGCATCAGGTGACTTCCTGATTCGACTCCGATTCTGGTTGTCTCACCAAACTTTGAAACACTGTTCTCTGTTCCATCAGGATTGATCTTGTAGACTTCTTGTCCTGCACCTTTGATGTCTGTTCTGTATCTAACGCCAGTAACATTATCTGTATCAGACAGGACATGCGCACCCAATGTGTCGTGCCAGAAGTATTCCTGTTGTTCTTCTATGATTCCGATTGCTTCTGCTGCATCCTTGCAAGCACTGGTGAGGGCTTCGTTATATATCTCGTCAGAATAGCCGATAGAGTTATCACTGTAGGTTATCCTGTCTCTCGTCCAGATAAACTTGCCTACAACGTATGCAAGAGATGTCTGCCACGATCCGCCCTGTGTCTGAGATTGCGATATGGAAAGGTAATACTGAGGCTGTACGGCTGTGACGCTTATTCCGGTATCCCCTTGCTCGCCTTGGATACCTTTTTCGCCTTGTTCTCCTTGTGCTCCTTGCGGGCCTCTGATACCCTGTATTCCTTGTTCGCCCTGTGGGCCTTGAACACCCTGAATGCCTTGAACGCCCTGTTCGCCTTTTACTCTTACCCACTTGTACTTGGATGGTGTCTGAGAATCGGTTGCGGTGCTGTCCGTATATGTCCCCATATACAGTTTATTAGTTGCTACTGTAGTGGAAAAATCGGTTGTTCCGTCTGCGCTGTTCGCCCATGCAATATGGAAGTATGCGTCCGTACCATCGTCACCCTTGATGGATTGACCGTCTTCTCCATCCTTGATGGTTACGGTTGTTCCGCTTCCGTCTGTGATCGTTACCGTGTCACCGGATTTGCTCACTGTCGGAGAACTACCGTCTGCGCCATCTACAACTGTTCCTATGCTTGTGCCGTCAGCCAGAATGGTTGTGGTCTTTCCGTTCTTGGTTGTAGTTATTGTCGGAGAATCGCCCTTGTCTCCTTTTGGGCCTTGAACACCCTGAATGCCTTGCGGGCCTTGTGCTCCTTGCGGACCCGTAGCTCCCGTGTCGCCTTTCGGACCCTGTATCTGTCCGACATTTTCCCATGCAGAGCCATTCCAGACATACAGGTCTCCGCCTACCATGTATGAATCTCCTAATGCGCCTGTCGGATGCGCTGCCTGTAATTCTGCGAGTGTGTTATAACTTCCCAAGATAGTTACAGACGTGCCATCTGCACCCTTCTCACCATACGTCCCTGTGATGACAGGAGTCGTGTCGGTGGTTGTCCCATCAGCAGTCGTGTATGTGTGATACGTCCACAGGTATTTGTTGGTGGCTGACATGGTCTGGACCGTCGTCGTCCAGCCGGATGTCTGTGTCGTCACTCCGCTTCCCTGACTTGTTGCAAGATAGTGGAGAGTGTCAGTCGTAAGTGTAGAAAGTGCTGCCTGTTGTGCTGCATCTGCCGCTGCCTGTGCTCTGGAAGCGTTCTCTCCGGCACTTGAAGCAGACTGTGATGCTGACCTTGCGCTTTCCGCTGACTGCGCTGCGGATGCCTCTGCGTTCGTTGCAGCATCAGCCGCTCTCCCGGCATCGAGTATGGCCTGGTCTGCCTTACTGTCTGCACCTGTGGCAATGTCATAGACGTTTACTGTGACTCCATCAATTTCCAATTCGCCTACCTTCAGGCTCTCTATCTCTGCACTCTCCGCAGTAAGGAAGCCAATTTCCAGAATGTCGGAACTGAGTTTGGCGATATACGCCTGTCTGGACGTGAGATAATCCAAGTCACCTACAATAGCAGTGAAGTATCCGGTCGTAAGGTTCTTGTAGTACTCGAATTCCTTTTCATTATCTTCGACAGTCGTATTCAGCACGATGACTCTCTTCTCGATCCTGACGTTGTTGTCGAGAATGTCATTCATCTTGGCGGACAACTGCGGTATGGCTGTCTTGTAATCTCGTCTATCGAAGGAACTTCCAGCCATGTTATCACCCCTTGTTCTTAGAGTAGTTTCCAATGGTATAGGATTTAACGATCTGGTCTACACCGAATGCATCATCTATATCATCATTCTCCACGATGATCTGAAGTCTCTTGTACTTCTTGACCTTCTTCTTCACATAGAAGTCGAAAGGCAGTGAATAGTCCTTTGCGTCCGTCTCCCCGACAAGGACAGGATCGTGCTCGTCCGCCTTCAGGTAGACTCTTACTCCGGAATCACTCGATGGGAGCAATGATACTACACAGCCTTTCTTCTGTAGGTTCTTGAAGAAGTGGACCGCTCCGTCATCATCTGCGATAGTAGACCATACACACTTGATAGGTACTCCGCTCGTTACAGTCACAGTTGTATCCCCTACAGAAGTCACGGTGTAATCCTTCAGACCATAACGAACGATACTTCCCTCTGTGACTTCATCGGAAAGATCGGTCTTCTGGAACGTACCTTCGCTTGGAGCTGACGATGCTGTTGCATCAGGCTCACCCACAGTGTATGCGTCACGATACGGATAATTATCTCTGTCAGTCTTGAAACGGCAGAGGTTACCTCTGAAGTCTGTGAACCAAAGTCTGTCCTCAAATCGTGCGAAGCACTGTGCCGGAATGTTCTCAAGATAGTAGCATTCATACTGTAAATTCGTTTTGGTATTCTCCCATGAATTCTTCTGTGAGCCGTCCAGAACGTAGCAGCGGTTGTTGACTGCCAGATAATACATGCCGTCATGGACGAAACTGATGGCCTGTTGCAGATTGTCTTCGGAGCATAACTTCTTATTCACATAGTAGCTTCGATTCCTTAACTGACGGTCTACGTCTTCCTCTGATACCTCGATGCCCATGATTCCCTGTTCTGACAGGAAGAGCGGTTCTTCGTTCAGAGTATTGAAGGCTCCGGCTGATATCGCTCCTATGCCGTTGACGTTCTGCTTCACGGCATATGTAGTATCAGTCTCAAAGCTCGTAGGATATGCCAGATAGATGGATGTGTCGAAGGATACTCCCCTCTTGACTACGCCAAGATACTCTCCGACTTTCATCATGCCCATAATAGGTGTATCGGTAGATCCGACTTCTATATAGTTCGTATCGGGGAAATACGATGGATCTGTAGCCTTTGAGTACCATATCCTCGTGTTGTAGTCCGGCTTCGGCGTGGATGACATGAAGACCTGATTGATGATTCCGCTGCCGAAGACCAATGCTCTTGAGCACTGCGTAAAGGCCGTTACCGACTTGTTCTCTGCGGTCGCACCCTTGTTATACTTATAGGATGTATAGACTATCCGTACCCGATAGTACTTGAAGTCAGTCACCGTCCTGTAATGGGTGTACGTCCATGTGCTCTTATTCTTCGTAGGCTTGCTGGTCACCTTCCATCCGCTCGGCTTGCTTGTGGTCGTAGTCGTCTTGCTGATAGGAATATTGGACGAATACAATGCCTGTTTCGCCTTCATGGTCACAGTGTTGTTGTAGGCTCCCCACGACGGACTGAAATAGGATGTGCTCATAGTCGTCCAGTTCGTGTTGTTGGAGTTTCTGCACTGATAGGTTATCTCCTTGGTCTTTGTCTGGTTGTTGATTTTGATATTGGATGTGTCGAATGAAGCTCCGCCTACTTCGTACTTGGTATCATAAGTCTCCCAGTCGCCTGTATGACCGTTTATCTTCTGCTGTCTCTGCTTCCTGATACGCTTTACCCAGAACGTCTTTTCGCCCCTGGTCACAGATTCTTCTACTACGTTAGATCCGGAGCCGTCCGGTGTATATGTGACTCTGAGGTTGTCTTCTCCGTCAACGACTACTTTAGGTGCCGTTGAGAAGTCGATTTTTCCTGCACTTGCGGAGTATCCGCTTGCCGTCTCCCAGTTTCCGTTGTTGGCATTCCTTGTCTCTACCTTAGGAGAACCGTAGAACCCGCCCGGAACAGTGAATGATTTGGTCGTGCCGTCACAGGCATACTGTACGATCCGCTTACTGGTCAGCATGTTTATCTGCTCAAGCGCTGTTCCGGCTCCTGTTGCATCACAGGATATCAGCACGATAGGAGTATACGGGTCTACCTCTCTGAAGTATGTCCCGTCATATCGAAACAGTTTCAGACCCACAAACAGATAGAACCCCGCCGTGCCTCCTCCTTCAAAGAAGAATGCACGTCCCGAATCTATGGGAACATTCTGTCCGTTGATCGCCGGAGGGAAGTCCTGTTGAGCATCGTTAAGGTCAATATATGTATCCAGATGGACAAGTATATGCTCGAATGATCCGGAAGATTGTGAAACAGGATTCGTCCTGTAGGAGAAAACTCCAAGGTTATTGAATATCATCAGGAAGTCATATCCGCCAAGCTCGAAGTAGTGCACCCGGTCAGGGATGACTTCTACACTCGAATCAACACCGGCAGCGTCTCTGAACTCCTGTGCCGTGACAGCGATATCCCATCCGGTTCTCTTGTAAGGATGCCCGTCCATCTCAGGAAGCATGTTCAGACCTGACGGGGACCGATGCTTCCATGCATTTGAAGCGTCATTCGTGAAATCCACCCCACGGAATCTGTCATATGTAGTTGTATATACTTTGTCTTCTTTTGGTACAGTGACAGACATTATAGTCCTCCTGGTATGATCTTCACTTTTGCATTCTTGGATGGGTCTGTGAATTCCTCTGACCTCTGTTCAAACATGTTGTAGTACTGAGCAGCCTTCGCCGGTTCGTCCTCTTGCCATACATAATAGGATGCCAGCAGAGGCAACAGGTGTTGTACCTTTAACTGCAACGGGACAGCCGTTTCGAGCTGTTCCTCTGTTCCGGTAAAGGTGTCATGTGCCCGTTTGTAAAAGATGCGGAAACTGCCCTTGTTTGCATCTGCATTGATGACGACTGTGTTGGCTGTCTCGATGTCATAATCTGAGAATTTCTGATAGTATTCAGAGCCATCCTTCTCATATAGAACCGGAGTATTGGCGAACTCAAGAAAATTTGTATCAACGTCCGTGAGATTGATATACAGATATCCCTCATCTGAATCGTCTATGTCGAATTCATAGGTTCCATATATCGGTGAGATGTTCAGATTGATTTCTGTGATGGCCCTGTTGATGGAATCATATAGGACGCCGGATTCTGCAAACTCTTCTATCTCTTCATCGTCTGAGAATCCGAGGCTCTTGATGTGGTTTATAACTTCCTGATATGTCATTACTCATCACCCTTTTTCTTTGTGGCCTTTTTTCTGGTCTTCTTCGGCTTGGTCTCGGCCTGTCTCGCCTCGACCACCTTCCGCATGAATTCCACTCTCTTCTCTCTTTGTCTTCTTGTAGCCATAGTTACCTCCAGAAAAGAAAAAGGGACGGGATGTAATGTCCCGCCCCGTGCTCTTAGACTCTTGCTTCGATGACTGCGTATGTTCCGGCAGCCGTCTTGGACTTGACCTTGATCTTTCCCTTGTTCTCTCCGGAAACTTTCTTAACGAAAGCGGAATCCAGGGTGAAGAAGGAAATACCGGCTGGTACTGTAACTGTCAGATCTTTGTTGGCAGCATAGCCGTTGCCGGCTTCAAATACGATGTCTCCCGCTGTGGATGCGTTCACGTAGAACAGAGTATGTTCATCCTTAAAGTCACACACGATAAGGTCACCGGCAGCGATTGTGGCCGGAGTGACCGCAGCAGAAGCAACATTCGGTTTCGGAGTCTGAACTTTATTGATAGTAGCCATAAATCACACTCTCCTTTCTTATGCTCTCTTGACTTTGAAGTCGATGATCTCTTTGGATCTGATGACCTTGCCGTCAAATACGGAATATCCCTTGACAGCATCGTGGAAGGAATTCTGAAGTCTCAGAGGTTCCATGTGCGTATGCGGATTGACGAATGCTACTGCATTCTTGGTTCTCAGAGGCATGTGGTAGAATCCATCTTCGTCAACATACAGGTTGTTGGATTCCTTGATGATGACGTTGGAGTATCTTCCAACCTTGCCGTTCTTCATCATCTCGCTGTTGTCTGTATCCAGTTCCACATATGCTCTCTTCAGGATTTCGGTCATCCACGGAGCGATAGTCCATGTGATGAAGTCATCTCTGGATACGTCTCTCTCCAGAAGCATGGTCAGCGTCTTGGAGAAGTCATCCAGAATGGTCAGCTCGTTGACACGACCAGCTTCTGTTCCGGCTGTGGCATTAGCCTGAGGAACATAGGCCGTCGCTCTCTCGTCAGCACACAGCCTCGCAATGTAGGAATCCATCGCTGTAGCGCACTTGTTCTTTGCCTTCTCCATGTACTTGCCAAGCAGACCGGAGCCGCCCTGTGCCTGTCTCTTGTCCAGATCGTCAACCTTGAATCCGAATTCTACGACCTGAAGGATAGGCATTGTCTGGGAATCGTCCTCGATGTCTTCAAATTCGACCTCATGCAGTTTGCCGTCCGAATACTCAGCCAGAGTAGGATCTCCAAGACCAAGGATCTTTACGGTGTCACCCGGTTCCTTTGCATCGCCCTCATAATCGAGATTACAGTCTTCTTTCAGTACTAACTTCTTTTCCAAGTCTTCATTGAACTTGGTTGTCCAGATAATCGGTTTGAATTTCTGAATTGCCATTTGTTACTCCTTTACCATTTCGCCATAGAAGCTAATATCTTCTTGTAGTTGGCTTTCTGCTGTGCAGGAGTCATGTTGTCCACTTCTTCCTCTGTGTAGAAGTCCTTCTCCGGCGGAGCGGTCTCGCTAATCCTGCCCGGCGGCGTTGCCGGTGTAGGTTTCGTGGATTTCTCCATGCTCTTTACCGCTGCATACGCCTGTTTCGCTGTCAGCCCCGCAGCGATGTACGCTACGAAGTCCTCTCCAAGATCGTCTAAGGACTTGAGGCTCGGGTCGATCTTCTGAAGTTCGACAAGATCCGCAGCCATCTCTCTTTCGACTCTCTCTGCGAGTATCTGGTCTTCCAGCTCCTGGATCTTGATGTCCTTCGCTTTTTCCCTGATCTCGGCTTCTACAGCCTCTTCTTCACGTTGGATTGTTTCTAACACTTCCTCCCGTGTCATACCTGTCTGCTCCGCCATAGCATCGATGTCATCAACGCCCATGTTGGCGAGAGCTGCCACTCTTGCGTCCTGTTTGGCCCTCATCTTTTCGAGTTCTGCCTGTGCTTCCGCCTCCTTGCGCTCCGCTTCTTCGGCTCTTCTGCGCATCTTGGCGAATGCCGCATCAGTGGCTTTACTGCCGGATTCCTCCAGCTCTTCGGATTCCGGTTCGGCGACCTCCGGCTCTTCTGCGCCTGTTTCCTGGGTTTCGTCTACAGGTTCGGCGACCTCCTGTTCTTCTACGCCTGTTTCCGGCTCTTCAAATGTGTCCGGAGTCAATTCTTCAAAACTCATAAAACATCCTTTCTTAAATTCCATGTATTAAAAAACCGAAGCCTTATTGCTTCGGTAATTTAAGCGTTCTGTGCGTCCCATGCCTGTTGTGCATATTCAGCAGGGTCTATCTCTTCAGTTTGTTCCTGTGCCATCTGTCGATCAATGGCGGCCTGTGCAGCCTGTCGCTTCTTTATCGTGTTCTCCATTTTGTTCTTAGGTACGATTCCGTTCTCAGGAACAAGATCCACATATTCCTCGAAAGTGATGTGCCCTTTGTCTAAGGCCCCGTCAAGGAAGTTCTGTTCGGCTTCCTTCGTCCACGGGTTGTCCTGAGATGTATCGATCCTTATCTGAGGTTTCATCTTGTCCCAGTCGTCCTTAGTTATCGTCTGCATAGTCTGTGTCGACAGACCCGTCTCAGGGTCTTCTACTGTCATCAGCACGTTCATCCCGTCAGGGTTATATACCATCCACATCTCTACAGCGAGTTTGGCGTATTCCTCTACAAAGGTCTTCATCTTGGCAACCTGTTCGTTCAGAGGAAGCGCCGCCTGATCTCTGATTGCGATGATGGCGGATGCAGCTACCCTGTTCGGGTTGATGTTACCCATAGCAGTCTCGCCGGAGCCGGAAAGCTCCTGAGAGTACTCCATGATGTCATCAGCATAGTTCTTCGGGTCCGAATTGGACTGTGCCGGATTCAGATATGAGATGACCTGTGAGATGCTCTGTGCTCCTCCGTTCTGGACGGCGATAGGCTTGCCCACTCGCTCCAGCTCCTCAGGATTCTGCACGGCGTTCTCGTCATAGGCCAGTCTCGGATAGGCTGTGAGCTGGATGATCATGCTCCGCCTTGCAAGCGTCTTGTTCACTTCCAACTGATTCGGGATGAGTGATTCCACCTCAGACAATCCCCTTGCATCGTTCGGGTAATCCTCCCACGAGATCTTCAAAAGCGGATATAGTGACAGGCCCTTATTGATGCTCCCGTCAGGATTCATCGAAGCGATAGGATGCTCCACTTCGAACACGACATTCCTTGTGCATTTAGCGATATGCACGATGCCATCTATCTTTGTGAAGTAGAAAAGCACCGTTGCTTTTGAAGACGGCTGCTCCAGAGTGTTCTCAACCTCATCCGTATTTCCTACAAGATTCTCGATGTCTTCATCAGGAACGATGCGTTTTATCTCTTCGTCCTCAAGGCCGTTGGCTTTTGCCATCTCCCGTATCGTCTTCACCAGCAATCTCTGGTGGATGATCAGATACGGCTGTTTCTGGATGTCGGCCTCGCTCTCATTTCCATACAATACGGTGGTGTTAGGCAGTTTCTGAACGTCTTTAACGTCATCTGTACCGAAATACAGTATCCCGTCTCCGGTAACGGCAGCGTCCTTGATGGTAGACCAAAGGATCATGTCCATATTCGACCGCTCCCAGCTCGATGAGAACTTCTGATCCAGCCTCGCATAGACCGGAGCCATCTCATCATTGCCCTCTGCGTCCGAATAATGGGCTATCATGTTGTTCTGTGATACCGTTGAGACCTTATGTTTGATAACTGGCTTGATGAAATTAAGAAATGGAAGCTCCTGACCGCCAGTCTGGATGCCTTCCCACTGCTTTCCAGAGAAGAAATTCCAGTTTCTGTTAGTTCTTTGTACTAGTTTCTTCCTGTTTATGTAATCAATTCCTTTTTCATACAGCCGCCAGTACTTTGTAGTGCTCGGAGTGTCGTTAATCATTCTTAATCTCCTTCTGACCGTTGTCCGTGCCGTCATATGCGTCAATATTTGCTATGATGTCGAGTCCTCTCTGCACCTCAGGCGGTACTTCAGGCTCTTTTTTCCTTCTGACAGGTGTGAAAACGGGCTTTTCCGCCGCTTCTTCCGGCTTTTCGGCGCATCTCAGCCCGAATTTTATGGACTTAATGACGAGGACCGGCGAAAGCACGATATAAACCAGCATGATGAGTGTAATTACATCAGATAACATAGATTTTTCCTCCCGGCCCTACGCCATTATTGTCCTTCACCTTTACCTGAAAGCCTCTTTCGCTCCTCATACGCAGTTCTCTGCGGCGTTTATGCGTCCTCCGGAAGATAAGTTTGTTCAACGCCTGTGACATCGAGTCAACGATATCGTCATGCTTCCCGTTCGGGAATGCTGCACACTGGTCAACGAATTCCCATGTGAAGTTCTTATCTCTCGGAAGATATACATTTCCGCTCTCTATAGCAAAAGAGACCGCATCTACACGGGCCTCTTTTGATTCTTTCGGTGTTACCGGTGTCACCCCAAGCATCTCGTCTCTTAATACCTGGATGATGGCACTTCCGTTTGCCTTGTCTTCTATGAGGATGTTCGTAACGTCCGGATGACGGCTCTTCATCCGGAGTATCGCTCGTATGGTCGATGGGAAGTCCAGCCTCTCATTGATCATGTCTACAAGGTAAATGCGATGCTCCAGCTTACCCCATACGGTGATACACACAAAGTCGTTGTTCTTTCTGTCCTTGAACGTGGCATCGATCGACATGACCATCCATTGGAACTTCATCTGGCCTTTCTCATAGTCCAGAACGTCATAGTACTGCCACCAGTTACGCTTCAGCATGTTGCCTTCACGTTCACTGGGCCTTCCCTGATAGAGGGCGTTCCATGTCCTCCGGCCTTCCTCATCCACGATGGATGCCTTATAGTCCTTCAGCCATGCCTTGTCCTTGCCTATCTCCGGACAGATGGAGTCGCCTATCTCCCTGCCTAACGGATCATCCTCGTCCTCGCATTCGCAGGGAATGTTCACTACGGTGGTCTTGTCCACGTAGTTTGCCATGATCCGACCGGCAAGATCATCCTCATGCCATCTCGTCATGATCAGGATCAGCTTGTCACCGGCTCCGAGTCTTGTTAGTATCGACTTCTGGAAGTCAGCCCATTTCTTATCACGGTCTCTTTCCGAATCCGCTTCAATTGCGTTCTTTACAGGGTCGTCTATGAGGATGAGGTTTCCGGTGTTTCCCGTAAGAGAAGATCCGTAGCCTCTCGATATCATCTTCCCTTTGTGTCCTGCGATCTGGAACTCCTTCGATGTGGCCTTCTTCTTATCAGGCTTCACCCCGAAGATGTATCCGAATTCCTCCAGCTTCTCAAGATTCGCCTTGCCGAATCTCTCCGCCAGGTCGTCTCCGTATGATATCTCGATAACTCCCTTATCAGGGTGCTTCATCAGCCACCACACAGGGAATGTCTCCGTCACCGTGGTACTTTTGCCGACCTGAGGAGGTGTATTGAGTATCAGAATCGAAAATGACTGTCCTGTAGGTGTCTCAACGAACTTCTGCACCGTCCGGCAAAGGTACTTGTGCAGTTTCGACGGATACCACAGAAGATCATCCTCCGCCCGTCCGTGATTATGTACATAGTCGCAGAAATATAAAAAATCCGCCTGTATGTTTTTCAAGTATGCTTCCTGTAGATCCATAAAACCCGGTGAGGGAGTATTGTCATGCCCCTCCCTCGTCAGGCAGTATAAGGACTAATCCGCTTATACTCGGCGCACGGTAGGTGCTGGAGGTATCGGTGGGATTTGAACCCACGCCCTGTCGTTTACAAGACGACTGCCCTACCAACTGGGCGACGATACCACATTAAAAAATTATGTAAACTAATAGAATCGTTGATATTCAGCCATTCCATGTTTTTCGACTGGGTGTTTCCTCGGGGATTTTTAAGACTTGCGGTTTACATAAATTCGCTTTTTTATGGTTTGGGGAAAATTTTTCACGGCTTTTTTATTTGGCGCCCGTCCGCTTGATGCTATCCTCTCCACCCCACTATTCCACCATACACCACCACCACACGGGGCTCTGCCCCCAGCCGCCGCACAGCGAACCGGCGCCGGCTAAGGCTCCCCCCTCCCCTTCTTTTCTCTCTTCTCTTCTTCTTTCTTTTTCTTCCATGTATGGGTCAGGCGTGTGTGGGGGTCTTTCCAACTTCAACTGTTCCCATAATGGTAATTATGGACATAGTTGTAAAACGCCGGAGCCGTTGCAATTACTCGCTTAGCCGCTTCAACGCCTGCTTCGCTTCGTCCAGACTGGCAACTTGAATGTTCAATGTATTAGTTTGCTGTACTTTGTCCGGATCATCCCTGAAGCCCTGCTGAGCCTTGAGCAAGAAGATGTTGCCCGCAGGGTTCCCCCTGTTCGAACTGCAAGCCTCTTCCCTCTGTTCTTGTATGCAGAGCTCGGCATTTTTTATGATCGTAGACAACCGAGATAAAAGCACCTCCTCGCCATCATCATTGATAACGACCTGGTCTTCCTGATCGTAAGAAAAACCATGTTCATCCATGTATGCATAAAGGAGATGATCCGCTTCACCTGATTTATAGCGTTTATAGGTGTCTTGGCTCAGCCCGGAGGCCCGGATCATACCGGCTATAGTGTACTTCTTCCCGGCTCTGTCTGTATCTTCTATGTACCTTATAAGATTGTCCCGAAGCGTCAGCGCATAGGGCTGGCCGTACCTGATGACCTTGGCCTGTTGCTCTGCTACTTCCTTATAGAATGCAACCTTCTCAGCCTTTGCCTTGTTTGCTGCTACCAGTCCAACAGTATTCGGAACGATGCAGCCCTTCCGGTTCTCGCCCCTCGTCCAGTTCCCTTTTCCGGGCCCGTCTGTCTTTTTCTTTCTTCCCATGTGCCGGGCCTCCTTCCTGATACTTGCCGCCCTTCGGTTGGCTTCCGTGCTGCTGCCCTGGATCTGATTGCCCCGGACCCGACACAGGCAGCCGATCTGGTGCCAGCCCCGGCCCTGATCTGTCAGCACGGCTAAAGAAAAAGAACCGGCCTTCTGCCAGTTCCTACAATTTCACACATATAGCATATCACGTCAGAGCCTCAGGAATTTCCCGAATCTGTCACGCTCCAGCCCAGTGATCCCAACGGCTCCGGAATTTTCGAAAAAACTTTTGAAAAAGTGCTTGACCTACTCTTTAGTAGGTGCTATAATACGAAGTGTCAGGAGGAGAGAGACCTCCTGAAAACCTAAAGCCTACTCAAGAGTATACACAAGGAGGAGCGAAAATGACCAAGAAGAATACAGAAAAGAAGACAGTAGCCGAAATCATCACCCAGAGATTTATTGATGCCCTCGAAGGCGGAAAGGTTCCTTGGGTTCGCCCCTGGGACATGTGGAAAAGCTGGAGCAGGACAACCGGCAACGACTATCAGGGGGCGAACCAGTTAACGCTCAGCGGCGGCGAGTATATCACATTCAAGCAGGCCAAGGAGCAGGGCATCAAAATTAACAAGGGTGCCAAGTCAGAAATGATCGTAAAGTACACCGACTATAAAAAGACGGTCACAGAGGAAGAGGCTGAAATGATGGTAGCCGAATTCAAGATCAGCCCGAAGCAGATCGAGCACCTGGACAACGGGAAATGCAAAGTTCCGGCAAGATCAATCAAATATTACAACGTATTCAACGTGGAAACATGCACCGACGCAGAGCAGAAGCACGACAAGCAGCAGAAGCGGCACGAGTGGAAAGCGATCGACGAGGCCGAGAGAATCGCAGAGGACTACATCCAGCGGGAAGGCCTGAAGGTGACAGAAGCAAGCAACCAGCCCTGTTATAAGCCAGCAGCGCACGAGATCGAGAGCGGACGCAAGGAACAGTTCACAACACCGGAAGGATACTACAGTACACTGTTCCATGAGATGGTACACAGCACCATGAGGACTCTGAAAAGGAACGCAAGCGCATACCACGCAAGCCCGAAGGCGAGAGCAAGGGAAGAACTGGTTGCAGAGATCGGGGCGGCATACATCATGAGTTACCTGGGGATCGAGTCCAGCTTCACAGTGATGAACTCCAACGAGTATGTCAGAGGTTGGGCCGAGAACCTGAAGAGCGACCCAAACGCAATTCTCTGGGCAGCACCAAAAGCAATCGAGGCAGCTAACCTTATCCTGAATATCCACTAAATGCAGAGTGACGGCCTCCGGGCCGGTAATGCAGCCACAGGCGGTCACAAGCCCGCAACAGAAAGGAGAACAAAATGAAGTACTTAGTAAACACAACAACACACGAAGCCGTTACAGGAAGACAGATCGACAACTGGGAAGGCGACTACACCGAAGCAGTCAGCGAGGAGGAAGCCCTGAGGGCAGCAGTAAAATGGGAAGCCGAACTTCTGGAGTCAGACGGAGCAACAGAAATCCAGATCTGGGAAGGCACCATTGACTACAACATGGACGGGGAAGACCTTTACAAAGTCGTAAGCATCGAGGAAATCAGATAAGGAGGAAAGGCATGATCATCACAGCAATCAAAGTCATCCTCGCCCTGGGGCTCATCCCCCTCGGCGAGTGGATCAGCAGAAAGGTACCGGACTTCACAGGAGAGGAGAAATAACATGGCAAGAACACACCTGAAGATGGAAGACGCAAGGAAGATAAATCTGTATGTAGCACTGACGGACGCAGACGTTGACTTTGACGGCGGAACATGGTTCATAGATACCCCGAACGGGTGCAGCTTCTACAAGACCGCAGAATGGATGATGGAGGACATCAACGTCAATCTGGAGGAGAGCCGCCGCCTTTATGAGGAGCAGGGAGAACTGGACGAGTGGGAACGCCTCGTTGAAGTAGCGAACAAAACAAGGTTCCGTCTCTCCGGTGAATCTGATAGAATGAAGGCCAGGAGGTGAGAGAATGGCAAGAGACAATCACAGCGAAGCTCAACGTGCAGCTGTAGCACGATATGACGCAAAGACCTACAAGAAGGTCAATATAGCCCTGAGGATTGAGGATGATGCGGACATTATCGAATCGATGGAAAAGGCGAAGGAGTCAGGGCTTTCACTCAGAGAGTGGTTAAGGGAGATATACGAAGCATCAAAGTAAGGAGGGAGCACGATGAAGAAGACATACATCAGAACAGGGAGCGAGATCGACACAGCAACGGGAATCCTGAAGGTAACGGGATACAACGGCAGCATAGTATACTGTGAGCAGTATGAACCTGAGATGACCGAAACGGAAAACGGCGATTATATTGACGCAGGAGACATGACAAAGACCGACGAAAGAAGGCTGACGCTAGAGGAAATCGGACAGATCCTGAAAGAATCAGACGGACAGAACAATATAGTAATTTGGGAAGAGTAAGCAAAAGACCGGAGCGAATCCGGTCTTTCCTTTTGATGGTCTGTAATTCTCTTGTGTTTACCAATAAATCGCTTGTTTCAGAAGTTCCAACACCTCCTCCCTGTGATTAATCATAATACTCTTCCTCTATCAATAATCTCATCTTGTCCAGGACTCTTTCACGCTCAGCATAGACAAGGTTCTTGCTAAGTCCGTGCTCCAGTCCGTACTCATGGACAAATATGCCGATAGGTTTCTTGGGATAAAAGAAGGCATTGAGGAGCCTCCTCTCGTCCTCTGTGAGCCGTTTAATTGCATATCTGAGCATCTCTTTGTTCAGCTTTATTTCTTCGATGTCAGCGACGATCTGGAGCCTCTTGAGGGCTGTCTGGGCTGTCATGTCCGAGATGTTGCCGGAATGAACGCCGGAGTCATTGCCCACTGCCGGCAGCTCCGGCATGTCATCGAGCTTCTGTTGTAATTCTGCTATCTTTTCATCCCAATGATGGGAATCTTTAAGAAACGCTTTAATGTCGAATCTTCTCCAACTCACTTTATTACTCCAATAGTTGCTACAGGTGCATCCTTCCTAAGTCTTCGTAGAGAGTCCAGCCTCCTCTGGATGTGTGCAGCATCTTCATGCCGTCCGTACCTCCTGAGTACACTCAGGTCCTGCTTGGCCCTTGCTATGCACTCATCTAACATGTGCTTGTACATCATTCTTCCCACTCCTTTAACCAGACCTTATACATGGTGATAAAGTCCTCCAGATTCATGGTCACAAGCCAAGGTTTTCTGTTCTTCTTGTGCATCACTACGGGGATCTCATCTTCCCTTGCATCGCTCTCGGCCTGATCCATGGCGTTCCTGAGATTTAATTTTTCCACCGCTTTACACTCAATATGGATAAAGGGAAGGCCAACAACGTCTGGATCGCCATTGGCCCCTGAGAATTGCTGTCCTCTTCTGCACGAAAAACCACTAAGTTCTGTTAACTTATGGGACAGTGCCAGTTCTCCCCTTTTTCCCTTGGCTCTGCTATTCATTCTTAAAGTTCTCCCTGTACCATTCATCAGCGACAAACGAATTCGGCTGCGGATGGTGGCTAAAATCTCCGAAGGCATCATAGGGCAAATCTCTTCGCTCTTTCATGGTCTCAATGGCCCGTCTTTTTCCTTCCTCGATTCCTTGCTCGTAGGCCATTTCCATGACCTCATGTATCAATTTCTTTTCGTGCTTAGTCCACTCCATTCTCTACCTCCGGCGCACCGATCATAGTAAGCGCATACATGTCTCCGTCGTTTCCCCTGACCGGAATCAACTCGATCTCGTCTCCGTATGCCAGTATGCTTACGTCGGGATCATATGTGTACGTTAAGCAGTTAAGGCCGGCGTTAAGGTCTTCCGTCTTGGTCTGGTCTCCCACAGTTACCTCAACCTCTGCGTCCTGATCCTGAGATATGACCAGCAGATGAAGGTCGGTCTTGTCTGCATGGGACACAGTAAAGGCCGCTAAAGACAAGGCCAGAGCCAGCGTTATAGTTAGTATTTTATGTTTCATTATTCCTCGCCATCCTCTCTGTACGGTTCGATAACTGGCACGCCTTTCATGTCTGCAACGTGTTGCAACACACCTTCAAGTATCTGACACTCCTTCTTCCCTTCGTCCGTATACGGATTCGTGCCTAACTGATAATCTGCTAACCACATGATTAGATTTGCCTTGCTGATCAGTTCGTCGGGCGGTTGAATGTCTTCGCTGAATTTCTTCGGTATCATTCTTCACCATCCTCTCTGAAATACTCACAGTTTTCTGTATTTTGGTCATGTCCTTCATCGCACACAATGTGGTAAATCAAATGTGTGTAATCCCAAAATATATCCGTACAATGGACGCAGAATACGCAATCCTTTTCTCTTTTTACGTTTATATAGAACCCACCCTCGGGGTGTAATGGGTCTTCAAGGAAATATTTTCTCATTCCTCACCATCCTCTCTGCGTTCTCCGTAGGAACAGTAATCATCTTCTGTGTGAGTAAACCATGTTCTTAATGGACACTCGCCATCTTTATATAAGTATATACAATCCTTACACCTGACTATATCTTCTCCCCTCCACATGGGGATGTCATCGTTCATGAAGACTATTAACTCTCTCATGCTTCGTCGTCCTCCCTATGTTCTGCTCTTAATTTGATGTACCTTGCGATATACCACATAGCCTTCTGAAGATCCTCTATCTCCTTATCAGGGTCTTTCTTGCCTGCCCTCGATATGTACTTGATAGCATTGCCAAGATGATACCCGAAACCCTTGTCCTCGATATAGTCTATGACTTCGATGTTTCCGTCCGTATAGTGAGACGGATGATTTATGATGTCGTTCATGCTTCACCATCCTCCCGCAACAATTCGTGCAACCATTGACTATTCCAACATACTGTTGTGTTGCACTCTCCACGCTCGTTTGCTCCTGTGCAGAAGACAGCATACCGGTTGCAATAGTATGCTGTCTGCTCTACCGCTGTACTCATTCTTTACCACCTTTCCGTTTTGGACAGCACGACCATTCGCACCCAAATCTTCCGTATAGTGTTGTTCCCCTTGCTGCACACATGGGCAATCCGTAACTGTTTGTGTAGTATTCTTCGCAGACAAACTTTCTGAAGAAGTGGCGAATAGAAAAGCAGAATCCCTTGAAGCTATCAATCCATTCCCAAATCATTCTTCACCATCCTCTCAAATATAATCGCCAAATTTCCTCGGCTTCCAATCGTTTCCTACACTCGCTTTGCATTCTTCCTCTGTTGCGAAGCATCTTTCTTTTGGGTAGTTCCTTCCGCATTTCAAGCACACTGATTTCTGCGTATATCTATCCACCGCATATTGTATGATATGATACAAAGGCTGACGATTCATATCTTTTGCCTGCTTGTTTTTTACGGCTATCCACACCTTGTCCGCACTCATTCCTCGACATCCTCTCTGTACGGATCAGGTAACGGCATCCATGCGGTAACCGCATCTATATAAGTCCAAAAACTACCGCCCATCCAAGAATCAACATCAGCAAATGTCTCGAACTCATTGCTTACAGTTACCAGCGCTTCTTCCCTCTCTTTTGGCAACCTCTCGCTTACTGGAATCCACTCGCAAATTTCACGTTTAAGAGGTTTTATCATTTCCTCATACTCGCCAGTGGTAATTTCTCCATTATCGAGTAGCCTTATTGCCTTTTCATATAAATCCTGATATGTCATTCTTCCTCACCCCCGTTCATCCTTGCTCCGCAGTTGGGGCAGAAGTTATAAGTCGATGATGATTGCATACGACACTCTGAGCATATGTATGTCGTTATTAAACCCAAGTCTTCTACATGGCTTTTAATCCACTTCCCTGTCTTCGGCTCTGCGGATGGGAGCGATTTGATTGTCGGTATTGCATCTGCCCAATCAGAATCATTCATCAGCGCATCTATCGCCTCCTGTCTGCTGATAAGGTCTCCCCTGTGTGCCGTGTCCATCTTGCACTCTCCGTTGATGCCTGTGGCGGTTTCCCTCTCGGTGTAGTGCTCGCACTTTACGCAGTTAATTACATCTCGCAGAGCTTCGATTGCCTTATCAACAGCGTCTTCCATAGGTGGCAAATGTACTATAGTCCAGTCATCTATAACCTTGAACTCTTCTAATATCCTTATAGCTTGTTCATTTGTCATTCTTCCTCATCCCCCGTTGTAACTTCCACAATTAGGGCAGAAGTCATATCTTACAATACTGTTATATCCGCACTGGTCGCAGACAATATTGTCGCTCCTATCTGACGGTGCGGTGTTTATCCACTTCCCTGTCTTCCAATCTTGCTTCGCCGCCGCAGAACGGGCATGGCTTCAGGTCCGTATCTGAATTGCCGATCCTCATGCCTCTATCCCTCCTATTTCGTCAAACACCTGGGGTTGTCCCATTTGATTTCGTATCCGCAGTTTGAACAGAAGTTATCCGTAACCTCTCTGATGCCATGTCCGCAGTTACCACAGGTGTACCAATCGGAAATGCTTTTCCCTTTGTGATACTTGGGCTTGACTGGAATGTTCTGATCTCGCTCGTATCTCATACGATTCAGCACCCGTCTCTTCCGGTCTTCGTCCGTGGTCTCCTGCGATTCCACCCATGCTATAGCGTCCTCGTAGGAGATCATGCAGCCGTAGCTCTTGCTCATGCTATATCCTTTCCAGCGGACAGCTCTCGCAGATCCTGTCCAGCTCTTCCTGGTCATCAACAAAAAACGGATGTATGCAATACTTATCACAGATTTCCGTCTTCACTTCTTCGATAGTTTCCTTGAGCTTGACGTAATCCTGATAGTTGAATGTGATTGGCTTGCTCATTCTATCCCTCCGTTCGCCATCGTTACCGACATCGGGCAGTCTGTGAAGTCCTCGCCCTTTGTGCCTACAATCAGGATCGGGCCTACGAAGTCCACACCGCAGAATTTGCAGTTGTACGGCATCCCTTCATTCAACCCATTCTCGTTGCAGATAATGCAGGCATCTGTTGCAATGGTCACAGTTTCGATGTAACCGCCTACCAGCTCCTGAAGCGGATGTAACTGGTTGGGTACAATGATTTCTCGGAAGCCTTTATCAGTCGGGCTTTTGAGTAATGCTCTCATGTTCTCCTCCTATCTCATGGTTATCTACCGTCCTAACTTTAACCAGTAGTCTATGGCAGAAACCCGCTTTTCTCTTTTGACCGCCGGTTTGCGGATAGTCTTCTGCGGTTTTTGTTCCTCTACAGGAACAATATCCCTCTCATACAACGGACACTTCTTGACGTTTATCCGCTCATATCCTAAGTTGGAACTGTTGATGTACTTGTGTATCGTCCATCCCGGTACCGGCTCAAGTTTCATCGACCACAGACATCCATGTTCTTTATCCGGCACGGAGTTCTGGCAGGTCCAACACAGCGTCTCATCGTTCACTGACTTTCTGGATTTCTCCACCCGTCTTGGCTTGTTATATGGTGTGACCGTCTCTCCCTGACTGGCTTTCTTCTCTCGGTAGTATCTCCTTGCGTTCTCCCGCTTCAGCTCGATCCGGCACTCAGGGCATCTCTTGGAGTGCGACTGAGTCTCATACTCGCATCCGCAGTCCTGGCATATCTTTATGACTTTTCTTCTTGGTCTCTTCATGTTGTCCTTCCGGCATCGATATCAGGAGAAGCCCGGAGGCTCCTCCGTCACGATGCATATAGTAACTATTAAGGAGTGCTTTAGAACGGAAAATCTTCCTGTGCTGCCATCTGCTGGAATCCCGGAGGAGCATCTGCCTGTCTGCTGATTAAATCACTCATCATACTCTCCCATCATAGTACCGTTCAAAAGTGCGCTCGATCCGCTTGTACTCTTGCCTGTGCTTCTTGTGATTGTCCCGCATCTCCTTGATGTATGCGTTCTCCTCTTTCTTTCTCTGCTTCTCGGCTTCCTTCTCGGCCTTTCTCGCTTCCTGTTTCCGTTTAATCCACTCGGCGTGGCGATCAAGTTCTGGTTTGATCTCTTCCATGTGCTTTGCGACGATATCCTTGTGTTCCTCATTCCATGCTCTGGCTTTATCAGCCAGTTCCTTGTAATCCATATCGTCTATCGCATCTCCCAAGTGTTCAAAGAATGGCTCAAACTCGGATAGATGAATGTTTTCCTTGGTGATAAGGTCAATTCTTTCAAGACGATTTTCAATCATCGCTATGTCTTTCTTGAATAGCTTTACGTGCTCCGGTTCAACTTTTTTTACGCCCAGCTCTGCTACTACTGCACCGCAGAAGTCCGCCTGTTTTTTTGCGGAGTGCATCATTTTGGAACACTTTCTGTCTTCAAGTTCGACTGCGAGAGTATATAACAACAAGGCATTTTTTCTGAGCAATTTCCTAAGCCTACGAAAGTCATGGGTATACTTGGCGTTTGCTATGGTGTACCCTTTAGCAAGGTCTTTTCTGTACATCCACTGGTTGACGGTGCGGACTTCAAGATTTTTTATTTTTTGTTCCCCAACAATCTGCTCTACAGTCTGTGGTCTTATCTCTTTCATGCTATTCATTCTCTCCTGCTGCCAGTACCGCCGCCAGGAGGAACCCGAAGGAACCTCCCACGACGAGACCGATCATAAACGCTACCGCACTCATTAGAATGGGATATCAGCTTCTACTTGCTGAAAGCCTACCGGCATCTCGGTCTGCTGCTGATACTCCTGACGAGTGATATACTGTGGCTCCTGTGGTTGCGTCCACTGTGGCTGTGCCGGTTGTGGCTGCTGAAAGCCTGTCTGCGGGGGCCAGCCGTTTGTCTTCTGCTCCTGACTGCTCAGGAATTCAACGTCCCTTGCGGATACTTCTGTGATATATCCCTTGGAGCCGTCCTGTTTGTCGTACTCTCTTACATCAAGTTCTCCGGACACGTAGACCTTCTTGCCCTTAGCTAGACACTTCTGGCAGTTCTCGGCCTGTTTTCCAAAGGTAACGACATTGACCCATACGGTCTTCTTGTTGTCGCCGTAGCCCTTATTTACTGCGATTGAGAACCGGCAGATAGCCGTCTGATTCTGTCCTGTGCTGTATCTTAACTCTGGATCTTTCCCCAGATTTCCAATTCCTTCCCAACGGTTAAGCATCTTTGTCCTCCTTTTCCGGTTCAAGAGTGAATGTGGTTCCCTTGATCCATGACGGCGTTTCAAATCTTACTTTTGTGGATTTTGTCTCACACTCTCCGCAGCACTCTTTTACCAGCCGATCTGCGTCTTCCTGAGTGAACTCCTCCTTGCTGATCGTAAACTTCTCCGCCATAGCAGCCACCTGAATGTACTCACATGCGGCGTATAACGCTCTGTCCCTGAGCCTCTTGGCCTTTCTAACAGCACTGTCGTGGTTGTCCTCGAAGATACATGCTGACATCTGAGCGAACAACGTCTGCGCCTTCTCTCCGGCCTCATGCGCCTCAAACATCTCTTCTGTGATAACGCCCAGCCCTTCATGATCTGACCGGAACAATGGATTGCTAAGATTAGCTCTTACAAGTTCATCCTTCATGGCTTTGTTTGTGTCACTCAGTAATTCTTTCATGTCTACCTCCATTTAATTTTTACGCCTGTTGCTTTTTCTAAATCTTTAGCCAGATCCTTCATGCTTGCTACATGCTCATCTATGTATCTGGCATATCTTGTCGCTCTTATAAAGACTTTTTCCATCTCGTCAAGCCCGAATCCGAATTCGTCTTTGATGGATACAAGGTATAGGAGCGATGCTGTGCCTACCGCTTCATCGGTAGCCTCTGTCTTGATCCGTTCCAGATCCTTTACGGATAGGGTCACTGTGCCTTGTTTCGGTTTCTTGAATCGCTTCAATGTTTGCTCCTCTCTATCGCCCTAAATGGTTCATCGAGAATCTGCTGCTCTTTCGCTCTCTGGTCTCTTATCTGCTCCCTTATCTGGGTGACTTTGCTTTTCCAGACCTTATACATGTCACATCTTGCGTGGCATCCGATCTGTCTGTCTGTGCATTCCCTACACGGATTATTCATATAACCTCCTCAAGCTGTCTCTTATCTCTTTTGGCATCTGCACTGTGTCCTTCTCAGGCTCCGGATCGAATGTCTTATACTTAGGCGGCTCCGGAACGTGCTGTCTGTTCGTTCCTTCGCTTCTTGACTTCTCCCAGTTCCGCACAGCAGCCTTCCAGTTTTTCATCTTGTTCTTACCTACCATCCAGCCTTTGCTCTGATAGAAGTCCACGAATGTTTCTGCGTTTACGTTGTTTTTTCGTTCTTCACAATAAGCCCTGACCTCTTCCACCGTAGGTGGTTTAAATATATTTCTTTCATTCTTACATTCTTGTTTAGTGTTCACTTGTTGTTCACTTGTTGTGCATTTGTTGTTCACTTGTTGTTCACTTGCTTGGTACTCATCCCATGCTAGTATTGAAATCAGCGTGCCGTAGCGGTTCTTTCGTTGTTCAATCTGTTGTTCACTTTCGAACAGTTTCAGAATACGAAAAATTTTACTTTCGTTTACGCCCGTACGTTCAGAGATCTTCTTCCGCCCTGTAACGAGTTGCCCAGGTTTTAGCATGATTTTCTGACCGCCGTACATAGCTGGACGCTGCTTGTGTGTTGCCGTAAGAAGCAGATAAATCCAAACAGCTAGATAGTCTGCGTCCTTGAAAACAACTGGGTTGTCGAGCATTTGTCTATGAAGTTTTATCCATCCATCGTTCATTTCTCTCCCCACATTGCTTTCAATTCTGCTATCTGATCAGGCGTTTCTGTCTGTATGCCAAGCTCCTGAGCATCTGCAATGATGCCATCCAGCAGAACGGACATCTCCGCCGTGTCGTACTGGCTGCTGCCAACATATAATCTAACATTGGTATAACCATCTATCTTAGACTTGCCTAAAATGTCATGGTCATTACCAAGGCCAAGGCCGTCCCATGTCTTCAGTATGATGTCGAGCCTGTCCGATTCAACAGGGAGGATCGTTGTTACTCCATAGTCCCTGATAGCCTGTTTGTATACGTCTGACTTCTTGAGCAAAAGGCCCTTGGTTGCCGCTATCTTGTCGCACAGGACCCAGCAGTAGGCGTTAGCATCAAGGCTTCTGCCTTTGCGTTTCTCTTTGATATCCACCGTGACTTTCTTACCGTCATACTTGTGCATCAATTCTCGCTGGTATCTGAGATCGAGCGTTTCAAATCGGACTATTGCACCACCAGACAAGGCCGGTTCTATCATGAGGTTTTCAGTCGTTAACTTCATGGTTCCACTCCCATCCCTCATACTTAGTGTATGTCAGTTTGCTGTTTTGCAGTTCCAGTTCGGAACCGCCCGGATACTTGGGGAAATCCCAGTCAGGATATTCGCTCTCAAGGTAGATTCTGATGATGTCGCCCATCGTCTCTGATGTCTCCCTGTCTCCGAAGTCGAATCTGTCATGGCATCCTCTGCAAAGGCAGACTATATTCTGTTCGATGCCGAGACCGCCCTTAGACCTTGGGATGTAATGAGCTTCAGGTATACCAGCCCTTCCACAGACCACGCACAAGCCTCTGTCACGCTCGTAGACGGCTTTTTTTACTCGACTGGTAATCTGGGTCGACTTTGCTCTTTTGGTTGATATACGCTTCATTTATTCCACACCTTCTACTGCCTTAAGGCTCCAAACTGTTGCCATGCTATCTCTCCTTATACGGGTACTTCCTCTTCTTGAGTGCCCTCGATAACTCCCTGACTCTTGGGATGTATTCGCCTTTTATCCATGCCTTGTCATATCTGACCGGATGGAGGATGATCCTATCAGGGTCAACCTCGACTTCGTCTTCTCTGATGTAGTATTCGTCCGGCATGAGTGAGTAACTTGCGACATACAGATCCTTAAAATCCGGCAAGAACCATTTGTCGGACATGAGTTGATAGATATACATTTCGACCTGGGCCTGTTGCCAGTAGGCCGGAACCAGTTCAAAGGGCTTCTCACTCTTATGAGTCTTCACTTCATAGATGGTTCCGTCCTTATAGCCGTCATAGTTAACTCTGATAAGGTAGCGGTCATAGATGATTTGTCCATCCATCGTCATGTCTTGGTCTATGGCTCTGAGGATCTCATGCTCAAAGAGGTTTCCCGCTCTTGTATAGATCGAGCCGGTGAAGCCCTGTTCCATCTTGCCCAGCTTCACAGACCACCATTCTTTCCATGACTTGGTGCCTCTGTTGGCTGCCATGATGTATCTGGTATCAGATGCCCCGAACCAGCCCGATCTGTCTAAGTTCTGAATCATTTTGTTGTGATCCTCACATAACCCTTCTTGCCGCCGGACATCTTGTTGTACATGGAGAACACCTTGTTGAATCCTTCCGGATCTTCTGCTCTCCAGGTCTTCTCGTCCAGTTTCGGAGTGCCCGGAGTCGGATTGATGTAGGTAATCTTCACATAGTCGTTATCGATCGACTCGATGCCGTACTCCTCCATGCCTTCTGTGAGCATGCTCCGGATCTCCTTGTCTCTGGATTCAAGGGCCTTCTTCTGTGTTTCGATGTCCCTCAGCTCTATCATAGCCATCATGTATCTGGCTTCATACTTCTCGATTGCGTTCATTTGAGTCCCTCCAGCCATGTCTTACATGCTACTAACTGCGATTCCGGCATATCTGCCAATGACTTGACTCCGCCCTGTGCGCAGATATCCTTTACTGACATCTTCTTTTTCTTGGCAAGATCCTGAATCTCGTTGACGAGCATCCCTGTATCATGCTTCGGAGCACGAGCGGGAGCATTCTGGTTTGCCTTTGCGTTCTGCACTTCCTCATAGGAGGCAATGCTTGTTTCAATGCCGATTCCAACAAAGCCCAAAGCCCTTCCAACCGCTGAAGTCTCGCAATTCTCGATATAAGATGTTTTGTTAATGAATGTGCTGCCTTCCTTCTCGTAGGCGTGACCGGTTCCGAGTACTGTGCCGCCATTTCTGGCTGTTGCCTTGAAGACGCACACGCCATTGGAGCACGATACCATCTCGGTCTCGATGGTTCCTTCAGGGAACAGTTTTCTGAAAGCCGTTACTCTTTTTGGAACCTCGGCGTAATCCTTGCCTTTGATATCAACGGTAACTATCTCCGAATTAACTCTTTCTAAATCTTTATAGTTCATCTAAAAGTCGTCCTCCTCTTCTTCGTTCTGTTCGCTTATCATGTCATATGCTCCCATGACTTCTTCCAGAGCAGCGAACCTCATTCCCTCCATGTATCCGAGTGCTCTTTCTGCACTGTATGAGCTTGGTGCTGTCCGCTGGAGCATTTTGATCGCTATTTTTAGACAGCGCTTCAGTTCAAGTTCTTCATGTACGCTAAGCATCAGATTCCTTCCTCTCTTTCAAGATGTACCTACCATGATGACCGAACTCGCCTTCGTTGCGTTCCATCACGGTCAATATGGTGTACTCATCTCGAAGTTCCTTGATTCTTGCAGAGAGTCTGTAACAACGGAGCACTTCAACGGCCTCTGCCTGTGTGATGCTCCCGTGCTTCTGCATGTAGTCAAGGATCTTCTCCTTCTGACTTTTTCGTTGCGCATTTCTCCTCGAAGTGGTACAATTCTTATTAGGTTGATTGGTGTGTCCCTTCGGGGATGCGCCTTTTTCTTTAGCTACCATGGGAAACCTCCGTATGTGGCTACCGCTGCCGCTTCAAGAGCCAGCACCCAGACAGCCATTATGATTCCTCCAACGATTGACGGCATTTCTTGATCCTCCTTTCCTTTGTTTCGGCTTCTGCCTTGTCTTCAACGAATTTCTGTAACTGAGATTTAACTATCTTCCAGTTCCGCCCAGATCTGTATGCCGGCAGCTCCCCGTCGTGAATCCACTTTCTGACTTCCGACGGGGATGTCACCAGCATCTCCGCAGCCTGTTCCGGCGTTACTACAATCTTTTCCATGGATTTCCTTTCCCGCAGCACCCGGCAGAGCCGGACAAGTTAGACATACCAGCGAAGTTGTCCGAGGAGGCAGAAACATGAACCAAAAGGAGCGAATCATTTTGAAAGCCCGGCTCTGCTGGATGCTGCGTATCAGATCTAATCGAAAAAGTAGTCTGCTGGAACATTGAACCATTCCGCCAACACCTTGAGATTCTTCATGGTCGGTTCGGTCTTGCCGTTAGACCAGTCATATAAGGTGGTCTTGGGAATTTTCAGGTCTTTGCTTATCGCATAGACCGTTACTCCGTCCCGCTTCAGCAGATGATTGAATTTGTCTTTGAACATTCATACCTCCTTTCTTTTTGTTTGGAACTACTCTGCATTCCACATGATGTAGTGGCTTGACATGAATTACGGTTTCCCGTTATAATGTGTATAGAAGAAAGGGAAATCGTTAGTGTAACGAGAAACCGTTTTCATGTGTTTATATTATCACGAGTTTCCGTTATTGTCAACGGCTTTTTAACGATTTTCCGTTATGTTTTGGAGGGGAAAATTATGCAAGAGATTTTCGAGAGTCTATTGGAGAGAACAGGGCTCAACACAAGGGACGTATCCCGTGCCACAGGGATTCCGTATTCCACTTTGAATGAATGGCGAAACGGAAAGACCAAGACGATGAAGGCCGACAAGCTGAAGCTGATAGCAGAGTTTTTCGGAGTCGCACCATGGGTCTTCTATGATGCGCCGGAGAATTTAGACACCTACTTTGTACAGCCGGTATTCGATGTTGCTGCTGGTCAGGGCAGATGTAATGGAACCTATGCAGACGAATATATGGATAGAGAGTCTGAAGAAGGCTTCTCTTACGCCCGTGTGCATGGTGATTCTATGCTCCCGATCCTGATGGACGGAGATGTTGTCAAGGTACAGCACCAGCCGAAGACAGATCCACACGATTATACGGTGGTCAAGGTGGATGGTGAGACCTGCACAATCAAATATGTAGAGATCGTAGACAACGGTGTTTGGCTCCGTGCCGAGAACAAGGATGTGTTCCAGGATAAGTTTTACACCGTTGAAGAAGTGATGACTCTGCCAGTCACGATCATTGGCAAGGCAATAGAATTGAATCGCAAACTTTAGGAGGACATCATGACTTGGCTAATCGCATTAGGCATCATTGTTGTATTATGTGTTCTTGCATATTTTACAGAGAACAAAAACAAGGCTGTCCGTAAAGGAAGCCTGTTCATCATCCAGTTGTTCGGCTATGCAACAGGGGCGGTCTTCTGGCTCCTGATAGCCGCTGTTGTTGCATGCATCTTATATGGGGTATTCTCGTAATGGCAACCAAGACTAACACAAGTATCAATGGAAAAGATTATTACCGCATACGCCGGACGATTGACGGAGTGCAGAAAAGCTTCTACGGTTCTTCCAAGGGAGATGCGGAAAAGAAACTGAAGAGATACCTGGAGGAGCTTGCTGAAGAAAAAGCATCAAGGAAGGCCAGCTATGACTCCTCCACCATCGGAGACAGGGCTGAAGAATATGTCGAGAACGTCCTGAAGGTATCGCAGAGATACACGAAGGGTACGATCAACAGATATGTCGGAGAATATGAAAGGCATATAAAAGGCTCTTCTTTGGCTGATATGAAGGTAAAGGATATCTCCGCTTCAGATGTGCAGCAGTTTTATAATTCCCTCGATGTTTCACAGCACGGAATAAAGGAGCTGAACAAATTCATGTCCGGCTTCTTCAAATGGATGCAGAGGAACGGCTACTGTGATAATTTCCTGCCTGCCGTAGAGATACCAAAGAAAGAAGACACCTCTCGCCATGAAGAGATAGTCATATGGGAGGATGATGAGATAGCCCGTATCCTCTCTGCTATGGATGCCTGTGAGAAGCCACAGAATCGCCACAGACAGTACTTCTTGGTCTACCTGTTACTTTATTCAGGTGTGCGTATATCGGAAGCTCTTGGACTTAAATACAGCGATATAAAAGACGGGATCATCCACATAGACCGCCAGTATTATCTTGGCGAACTGAAGGAACCGAAGTGGGGAAGCAAGAGACAGATCCCGATGCATGAAGAATTGAAACGAGCATACGAGATCCACAGAGAATGGCATCAACAGGAAATGGAGACGAACGGATATGAGACGGAATTTGTTTTTACCACATCTAACGGAAGGTTATATCATCAGGCGTCGGTACGAAAGGCGCTGGAAAGGTTCTATAAATCTAATTCAATACCTTACAAACATATCCACGCTTACAGAGCTACCTTTTGCACCCAGATGTGCCGCTGCGGAGTGCCTCTGGAAGTCACATCTAAACTGATGGGCCATAAATCATTAGAGGTCACTGCGGCCCACTATGCCCTTGTTAGACAGGACTCCATGGTCAATGCCATATCACTTCTGGAATACTGAATTAAATTTAACCACTTTTTAACCACTTTTGCAGAAGTGAGATAGGTTTCTCTGAGTCGTGCGGAGTCGTGACGAGTCGTTATGGCAAAAGAAAAAAGCCTTGGAATTTCAATGCTTCCAAGGCTTTAATCGTTGAAATTGGTTGCGGAGGAAGGACTTGAACCTTCGACCTCCGGGTTATGAATCAAGGACTATAATCGTTGAAATTTCAACATATGGGTTATCATTTAACCACTTTTTAACCCCTACGATTTGTATATGACCTGTTTCTTCTGTGCTCTTCTTCGGTAGGCTTCTGTCAATTCAGAGTCCTTCGTGTAGTCGTGTATCTTCTGTCCGGCAATCTTGGATGTCTTCGATACGCTTCCCTTGTTAGAGGAGGATGCCGGAGCTGACGCAAAGATTCCGCTGACATATGTGTTCCAGTCCTGACCGGCTGCACCGCCGGACCCGCCACGGCCTCCGCCGCCATAGCCTCCACGTCTTCTGTGTCTTCTGTAGCCTCTGCGTCTTCTTCTGTGTCTTCTGTATCCACCATAGCCACGATCCTCATGATGCAGACCACGGTCATTGTCCTGAGAGTAGTCACCCACTTCTCCATAAGGATTCTCTCCACGATCATAGAACATACGGTACATTGCCGCCTTGAATTCGTTGGATCTGTCGCCGTAGTCCTTCTCGATAGCGTTGATGACATCCTCTTCAGAGGATTTGTAGTAGACACTTCCGTTCCTGGTCTCAAGACGCTGGAGCCCCTTCTGCTTCTTCTTAGAGTAGGACCGGAGACCGTTGTCATCCATCCACTTGTTGTACTCCTTGCTTGTCACTCCATCGGATGCGATGCAGCGGGCATAGTTGCACTTCTTGTCCACATACTCGCCCTCGATGTAGAAAGAGCCGTCAGAGTACTTCTTGTTCGCCAGAGCAACGGACTTCTTGTTATCATCCATATCATTGAGGAACTTGCTGTCTCTGAGGGCCATCCTCTCAAGAGTCTTATGCGTATGCGCATAATTCTTGAGATTGTACTTGTAGTCGAAGTAGTTCTTAGCCTCTTCCAGCTTCTCGTCTGTGGCTCCGTATGCCCGTGCGAAATCATGGTGTGATTCGCCGGACTTCCGGCTCCGTTCTTCTGCGATAAGGGAGGCTCCTGTCCATGTCGGGAATCCCCTGCTCCCTCCGGCCTCGCCCAGCAGACCTCTCAGCCTGATGGTGTCATTGAAGAACTTCTTAATGCCCTTCTCTTTGCCTTCCGCCTTGTAGGAGTCGCTGTCCTTGTACTTGTCCAGAGCATCGGCGAACTGGTTCTTTCCCTCCTCATTGGTATAAGTGAATGCTCTCAGGACTTTGCCTTCTGCCATCTTGCCGGTCTTCTTCTCAAAGCCGGTCTTCTTCAGCTCCCGGACCATCACCCGGAGCGGGTCATCCTTGAAGTTGTCATCGAATGAACCGAACGTACCATGCTCACCGAACATGCCGTCTCGATAGACGTTATTCTGGTTCTTCTTGAGGTTTCTTGTGAATTCCTGTTTCTCCTTGACAGTCAGTTTGGCGAAGTCCTTATCCTCGCCAAATATGGCAGCCCTTGCTGATGAATAGTCCATGGCAGAGTATCCATACTCTTGCATGAAGACCGCTCCCTTATAGGAGTCCTGACCTTCCTTTGCGCCCTTGTTCAGCTTGTCCAGTTTGGTATAAAATCCCTGTGCGAGCTTGTTGGAATAGACTCCGTCAAGAATGAACTGGTTGACGAAGTATCCGCCGATATTCTCCTTAGATGGAGCGTATTTATGCTCTCCAAGATTTCTGCTGGCAGCAGTGTTTTTGATGTAAACGTCATAGACAAGACCGAAGTAGGAGTCCATCAGGTTGTCTATCTTCTTAGGAGACAGGTTACTTGCAATAAATTTGCCCAGCGGATTGTTCTTTCCGAAGTTGGTCTCCGTGAATCTTCCAAGAGCATTCTTGTCTGCAAGCATGATAGCGATAGCAGATGTTGTTTCATCCTTCCTGTCTGTGACCGGCAGTTTCTGATCCGAGACAGATTCAATGTTTCCGCCGTACCAGGTCTTGTTCAATGCCGTATTAAGGAGCGGAGAGAAGTAGTTGCTCGTCAGCGGATTGACAGGCCCGATGTTGTCTTTAGCTGTGGTGAACATCTGCTTCCAGTTATCCGGCGAAGAATACTCACCGGGCTTGATGGAGCCGATCTGAGCCTTATCGAAGAAATATCTCAGCCCATATGTGAACGGTTCAGCAAGCACAGCGTTTTCTCTCGGCTTCGGGATCTTGATGAATTTACCGTCTCCGATAGGGATGAAGAACTGGGTGTCTTTATCCCGTGTGTTCAGATCCTGAAAGTCCCTGTTGTCCTTCATGAAGTACTCGTTCGCCATAGCCGGTGTTACTGTCAGCAGAGACAGTTTTGCGGCGATGCTGAATAACGCCTTGTCCGCCTTGCCTTCTGTGAACAGCCGGATGGTCTTGGACAGGCCCTGTACTGACGGGTTCAGATAAGGAACCACACCAGAGTTTAGCCCTTTGACAAAAACACCATGCCTTGAGAAGTTAAGGGTGATATCCGCAGCATTCCTCATGGCCTCGTCTACTGTGTCCTTGCCTACTACATTGCAGACAAGCTCAGCATATTTGTTTTCGATGGCTCCGGCCTTGTCTGCTTCGTTCTTCGGAGGATTCTTATCGACGAATGCTTCCGCTTCTTTGCGAAGGTCGTCTAAAGTCTTGTTCTGCTTCTTCAGGATGGCATCGGCTTCTTTGTTGATAGTCCCGATAAACTCAGACATTCTTGGGAATATCTCGATGGCACCGTTGAAAGCCTCAATGGGAGCCACTATCTTCTCGAACGTGCTTGTCTTTGTCGGATCTTTTACTGTTCTTGGGTCTCCGGACGGGACATAATACTTGCCGCCGTTCGCCTCATAGAGTTTGCGGTATGCGTTGTCTTTGTGTGCAATCGCATGGATGGCAGCCGGATGAGACCGGAAGAACCATCTCGTGTTCTTGGAGTTGACCAGAGCCTGCTGATAGTCACGGGCTCCGTTACGCATTCCGAAGGCGATGTTCCAGTCTGTAATGAGCCCCTTGAATATCCTCATTCCTGTAATCTTGCCTAACTTGGCACATGCGTTACAGTATACAGCATAGTCGTTTCCGTTCCATTCCCTCAGTCCCTTAACCGCCTGATCGTTAGCAACGAATGTTGTCCTCTTGCCGTCAACAAAGTAACTAATTGTACCATTTTTGTCCACTTTGATTCTGGACTTCTCAAGGTCTTCAAAGTCAACGTCCTTAGACAGTGACTTCGGGTCAAATCCCATGTCCTTGGCATAGAGCTTTATCATCTCGTTCTGCTCTGCGTTAGTGATAACGTCATTAGTTATCTTGTAGAGCTGGGAGTATAGGTCTTCGATTGGAGCATCTCCACCCTTAGCAGCCTTCAGTACTGCGTCGATGGATGCTCCATTTGCATCCTCATATATGAATCCGGCATCTCCGTCCTTGATACGATACGTAGGAACGTAATGAGGATAGTCCTTCAAAGTCTGCTCGTAGACTTCCTTAGTAATAAGGCCGGCATCATAACGATATTTCAGAAGGTCATTGGAATATGCGGTCAGGTCATCGGAGAACTGCTCCAGCTTCTTGATTCCTTCGCCCGTTCCGAACTTGGCATCATACTTGGATTCCAGTGCCTCCATAGCCTTCTTAGCATCGGGGATAGATAAGGTCTTTCCGTCCTTTAAGAAGACAGGTTTTCCTTTGTTTGCTCTGTCAATATGGTGTCTCAGGAGCGCATACTGGTTGAAGTCTGCCCTGACATCTCGGTCCTTAAAGGCTCCGGCATCCTTGAATATATCGTTCAGTGATTTGCCGGAGGGATTCCTTTCGGTGAATGAGGAACGCCCTGATTCTATCCATGATCCGGCTTTGTTCCGTGCATAGATGACATTGTTAACAGCGTTGAGGAGCTTCTTATCTCCTGTCTGCTTGGCGGCCTTCTCGAACTCATTCAGGGAGTTTTCAATAAGTCTCCTGAATGTGTCCACCTTGCCCCAGAAGCCATTGTTCTTTGCTTTCTTAGCCGTCTTGGTTTCTGTCGGGTCTATGCTGGACAGGACTTCTTTACCGTTGTCATATTGGGATATGTGGGTATCCTCCAAGTCCTTTATCTGCCTGTTCAGTTCCTTCTGTTTGCCTTCCAGCTTCTCGATGTTGTCTTTGTATTCCTCGATATGCTTTGGAGTATTGCTGTTCTTTATCTTCTTCTTGTTGGCGGCAATCGCATCCCCTGCCTTCTTATAGTCGTCTACCAGTTTACCGACATCTTCTGCCTTGTGCGGGGCTTTGGATACCAGGGCCTGTGCGGACTTCTTGAACATCTTGTCGGTATCACTGAATGTTTTGATGGCCGCCACCTTTTCGGATGGAGACGCCGGCTTCTCTTCTGCCTTTGCCTCCGGTACGGCTTTGGCCTTCTTAGGTACCTCTGCCTTCTTTGGAGTCTTGCTTAGTTCCTTATACGATGCAGCATTCTTTTCCGCTTCATCATAAACATCACGAACCATGGACTCATAGGCTTCATCGATAGCATCATCAGGGAGCCGAAGAACATCATCAACGTGCTGTGGCTTCATCTCGGAGATTTCCACGATACGCCTGTAACGCTCGGTTTCGTCAGTCATGTCCTTAGGGAAGTATTCCGGCAAGGTGTCTGACCAGTCATCCCATACAGCATCTATATCTGTCTGGCCCACTCTTGTCTGACGGTTCTTCTGGATATGCACTTTACGCCAGTCGTAGTCTCCGATTGCTTCCTTCAGGTCCTTAATTCTTCCCTTGCTGTTGACTTCCTTCAGGACGTTGTCGCTCGGTCTGAGCAAAGTGCTTTTGATCAGATCCTGTGCGTTTTTAAGTTCCTGTCTTCTGAAATGATTTATCTCTCTGATTTCCGGCTCGATCTTTCCGTGCTTTTCTACCAGTTTTCTTGCTTCGATTCTTGCACCCTCGAAGTCGCCATGATTGATCATGTTGCTCATCTTGTCAACAGAATCATGTATCTCCGCCTTTGCTTCCGGCGTGTGCTTGCCGCCAAGTGTTTCACGGATAGTCTTTTTTGACGACTTGGACACATTGCCATTCACCTTCATACCTTCCGGCACCTTCGTTGTGTCAGGCACCTTCTGTTCTCTGGCATCCTTGAATGTGGTTCCGCCATCCTCGATAAACTCCTTGTTACGGGCGATAAGATCCCTTTCCTGAACGAACTGACTGTTCTTAGCATTGACATCCCTGACATACTTGTCCATCTTCGCATTGCGCATCCTGTTCTGTGCATCTTGCGTATTGATACGGCTGAGCATGCCTTCCATCTCGGCGTTCTTGCCTTTGCGGTATCCTTCCGCAGCAATGCCGGAATCTGCCCGTGCTGTGTCCTCTCTTACCTTGTTCAGTTTGTCATAGAGATTCTTTAGCTTCTGGCCTTCTTCTTTGGTGATGCTTCCCTTGTTCGCCTTCTGCTGGAGATGGATGAGCTG